ACCCCCCCCGGAAAGGAACCACAATGATCCTCAGCGACCGCGGCATCACCGCCGCCATCAACAACGGAGACATCAGCCTCAAAGGGCCCCGGCCCGCACGAACACTTATCCAGCCCGCCAGCATCGAAGTCACCCTCGACAGGCAGGTCGCCGTCCTGTCCGACCACCCACGCAACAAGGAAGCCGTAGACGCCGTCACACCAGACGGATGGTACAGGTGGCTGTGGCTCGACCAGGCCGGCCCGATCCGACCCGGCGAGATGTGGCTCGCATCCACACGAGAAACCATCCACCTCGGCCCCGAGTACGCCGCCCAGGTCGGAGGAAAGTCCAGCCTCGGACGCCTCGGCCTTACCGTCCACCAGACCGCAGGATTCATCGACCCCGGATTCCACGGGCAGATCACCCTTGAGCTCGTCAACCTCGGCGGCCGCCCCATCACCCTCACCGAAGGCATGCGCATCGCCCAGCTCACCATCTGGACACTCGACCAGCCGGCAGAACGCCCCTACGGCCACAAGAGCCTCGGCAGCCACTACCAGAACCAGACAGGACCCACCACAGCAGGAGGACACAAGTGAGCGGCCTCAAGTTCGACGACAAGCGACACAGGTACACACTCGACAACACGCCAATCCCATCAGTCACCACCATCCTCAACGTTCTCGACAAGCCCGGCCTGCCCTACTGGTCAGCCGGGCTCGTCGCCCGAGACGCCATCGAGAACCACGGCTACTGGGGAGACCGCATCCACTCAGGCGAAGACACCGAGCAGATCATCCGCGACCTCAAATGCACACCCTGGAAGGAGCGCGACAAGGCCGCCCGCCGCGGCACACGCATCCACCAGGTCCTCGAAGCAGCCGCACACGGAGACCCCACCGACTGCCCCCAGGACCTCCTCCCCATGGCACAGCAGGCTGTGGACCTCCTCGACCGGGAGAACATCCAGGCCCTGGAAACCGAGGCCCGCGGCTACAACCGGGGCCTGTGGTACGCCGGGACGATCGACCTGATCGCCGACATCAACGGCAAGACGTGGCTGCTCGACTGGAAGTCCAGCCGCAGCATCCACGAGACCCACGTCATGCAGGTCGCAGCATACGCCCACATGCACACGATTCTCACGATCGACGGAGAAGAGAAACCGATGCCGCACATCGACCGACTCGGCATCATCCACATCAGCGACGAGTCCGCCACACTCATCGACGCCGGCGACCCCGACGGCCCCGCATGGGACATGTTCCAGGGTGCCCACACAATCCACACACGGAAGCAGGAGATCACCAACATGATCAAGGAGAACCAATGAGACACGAACCCCGAAACGTCAGCCGCGGCGACCTCGCCCCGGGCGATATCGTCGCGGTCAGGCACCCCCACGGCACCTGGAGCATCCGCCGGGCCGGAGCGGAATACATCATGGAAAACGCCGAGTACGTCCTCCTGGAGCGCAACACTCCCGACTGCCCCGTCGTCATCATCAACGAAGGACACCTCGACTCCGACCCCGACGTCGGCCGCCCCAGCGCGGACCTGCACGACGCCCTCGCCGTCCGAGTCAGCAGCCCACCCTACGCCGACGGGTACCTGGTCGCATCCGACACGCCATTCATCGTATCGGCCGACGACATCGCGACCATGAACTGGCGGCGAGCCGTCGTCCTTGACAAGCAGGAGATTCAAGACATCGCCGGCACCTACTCATGCGCCGACCTCACAGGGGCGCTCAGGACCGCATGGGGTGAGAACGATGACTGACCTCACCCCCACCGAGCCCTCACCCATGCCGCCCTCAACCGCCTACGATGTCTCCACCGACCTCGCCGCATGGGCCGGAGCCATGGGAGACGCAATGACTCTCGCCAAAGGCCTCGCCGGCACAGCCTTCGTCCCCAGCCACTTCCAGGGGAAGCCGGCCGATACGGCGGTGGCGATCATGAAAGGGGCGGCCCTCGGCCTCGACCCGGTCGCCGCCCTCGAAGCGATCTACGTCATCAGCGGGAAGCCCGCCCTCTATGCCAGGTCCATGGTGGCGCTCGTCCTCGCCAGGGGCCACGAGGTATGGACTGAGGAGGCCGACGCCGCCACGGTCACCGTCCGGGGGAGGCGGCACGGCAGCAGCCACGTCGAGGAGTCCACCTGGGACGTCGCCCGCGTCAAGGCCGCGGGCCTCGACCGGAACCGCCAGTACGCGGCGCACCCTGAGGCGATGCTCTACGCCCGCGCCGCAGCCGACGTGTGCCGCCGTATCGCGCCCGACGTCCTCGCAGGCCTCTCCTACGGGGTAGAGGAACTCCAGGAGCCCGCCGTCGATGCCCAGGCGACAATCCAACGCAAGACCCGCAGCAAGAACGACAAGGAGGAGATGGCATGACCTATACGTCCGACGCGACGGAGATGACCCCACGGATGCGCCCCTACAAGGCAGTCCGGCTTACCGAGGATAACATCAACGATATCGCACACGCGCTCGTCGAGTACACGTTCACAGACCCGGACGGCAACATCCGAATGTCCTGCGACGAGAACTCCATCCCCATCGGATGGTGGGCCGTCTGGCACAAGGGCCCCACAATCGACTGCAACTTCTACTCCGACTACGAGTTCCACGCCATGTACGAGGAGAAGGGCGCCAACGCCAACCGCTGGCCGACCGAGCACCTCATCATCCTGCTCGACGCATCCTACGGGGGCACGCTCATCGACTGCCCCGACGTCGCCATGCGCACCTCGACCGGCAACTACATGCTGTCCGGCGGCGACATCCTCGGCGAGAACAACAGCGTTATCCGCAACTACGCGCCCGCCACAGCGATGAGGATCGACGACGCCACGACGCTCCTCGTCAAGGAGAGCGAGGGTGCCGCCCGGCCAGCCGGTCGACTCGCCTCCGAGGCGTGGGACCTGATCCACAAGCAGAACATGATGAACCTGAGGACCAAACCATGAGAAACACGATCACACTCACCGTTGACGGGTACGCCGCCCGGGACGCCGAGATCAAGTACACGCCCCAGGGGACCGCCGTCACAGAGGCACTCATCCCCTACACGCCCCGCCGCCTCAACCAGCAGACACAGCAATGGGAGGACGCCGGGGAGACCACCTGGGTCACCGCCTCGTTCTGGGACAAGGACGCCGAGGCCGCCCAGCAGGCAATCAGGAAGGGCACCCCCGTCACCGTCACCGGAGTGCCCCGGGTCCGCGCCTACACCGGCAAGGACGGGCAGCCCCACGCCGCCCTCGACCTGAGGGCCCGCACCTGGGGCGTGCAGCCCTCCACACCCAAGCCGGCCACGCCGCCAGCCGCCACCCAGCAGGCAGACCCCTGGGGCAACAGCCCCCTCGACCCGGGCCACCCGCCCTTCTAGAAAGGAGCCACCCATGACTGACAGCAAGGACAAGGTTGACGGCCCCGTCGCAGCCGCCTGGCTCGGATACATCATCCTCATCGGCGGTATCGCCGGACTCGCCGGCTGGGGATGGGCCGCCGTCACAGCAGGCTCCCTCCTCATCATCGGCAGCGTCATCGCCATCAACGACAACTAGCCAGCGCCCCCGCCCGGCACGCCGCCGGGCGGGGGCAGGAGGACACGATGGAATCGACATGGCAGAAGAGAATCGAGGACGCCCGCCGCGACCTAGACCAAGCCAACCAGCAGGCCGGCCAGGCCCGCCAGGCCCTCCACACCGCCGCGAACAAGGCCTGGCGGGACGGCGCCCGCGCAACCGACATAGCCAGATGGGCCCATGTCACAACCCAGGCCCTACACCTATGGAGAAAAGAAGAACAATGCGAGGACTCGCAGTAATCACCGGAAGCCAGATACCACACATACGCAAGCACATCGGGAAGCCCGCCATCATCGCCAGCAACGGAGACCTCATCGTCACCGACGAACACACCCGTAAGGTCGAGGTACTCCGCAACGGCGCCGCCGACCACCTCCCCCTCATCACCGAGGCGGGCCTGGACCGGGCCCGCATATACTGGGCGTGCCTGGGCGCCCTCGAAGGCGCGGACGGCACCCACGAGCACACAGACAGCATCATGGGAGACGCCCTCCGGGCCGCCGACGACATCCTCGACAGCCTCATGGAAGGCCTCCCAGCCCAGACACACGACGAGCACCTCGCCGAGGTCATCCAGTGCCAGGCCATCCGAGACTACCGGGAGGCACGGCGATGATCCCCCAGGTATTCAACGGGCACACAGTCTGGGTCGCCCGCTGCGGGGTGCCCGGCTGCCACGCGACACGCCCCAGCCGCCCCACGGACACGCGCCGCAAGGCCGAGGAACGCGCCAACGGCCGAGGGTGGAAGTTCACGGCGACACCCCTGTGCCCGCTCCACGCCCGCCAGTACGCGCCCGGAAAGGAGACGCGATGAGCCCGCGAGACGCGGAAAAAGAGGCTGCCGTACTCTGCGTAGACATCCTCAACCTCATCAACGCAGAAGATTCGGCGGAGCGCACAGTAATCGCCCTGGAGAACGCTGACGACTACCGCGTCATGAGAGACGCCCTCCTGGAGGAAGGCGCCTACGATAGCGCTGCCGCCAGCGCGGTCGCCGACTACGCCGCAAGCCGGGCCAGCCGCTGGCCGGAAGCACTCCCACCGCTTCTCACCTGCGCTGGCGCCCTGACGGCCGCCATCTACCAGGACAACCCGGACGGTGCGGCGTCCGCGTACCTGAGCATCATCCGCCTCCTCGAACGCCTCGCCGACCTGGAGGGAGACGGTCGTGAGCCGTAGCCGCGCCACGGCCCGCAAGGCCGGCGCCGCATTCGAACGGGCTGTCGCCGACTACCTCCGGGACACGCTCGACGACGACAGCATCGACCGGCAGGTGCGCACCGGCGCCAAGGACCTGGGAGACATCCGCGGAGTCCGAGACGCCATGGGCCGCCCCGTCGTCATCGAGTGCAAGGAGTACGCGGGCCGCCTCCACCCAGCCACCTGGATCGTCGAAGCGCACCGCGAAGCCGGAAACGCCGGGGCCGCCGCGGGCATCGTCGTCGCCAAGCGGCAGCGCGTCCAGAACCCCGGCGACCAATGGGTCCTCATGACACTGGAAGACCTCGCCACCATACTGAAAGGAGAACAATGAGCCGCATACCGTCTCATGTCCGCCTCCTCAAGGACAGCTGGTCATACCGCCTGGAGGTCTCCGCGGAGACTCTCAAGGCCTTCAACGGCCGCCTTGATGAGAGGGTCCTTCGCGCCGACGCGGCCTGCCGCCTCCGGGAGTTCGCGGACTGCACCGAGTCCGTGAGCCTCCCGCCTGGCGTCATCGTCGCCGAACCGGAGGAGGACTGCCTGCGGATCGTCGTCGCCCCCAGCCGAGAGGCCGCCACGCAGGAGGCGGTCCTGCTCGACTATGATGAGATCCCGATCGGAGTTGTCGCCGTCTCTGGCGGACGCGCCGCTGCCCCTCTCGATGGGGCGAAGCACGTCGGCGTTGACACGGTTACCGGCCTCCCCGCCTACATGGCGCCCTGACAACGAAATCCCCCCGGCAACCTCGCTGAAGGTTGTCGGGGGGATTTCTTCGCACCACCACATGCTGGGCCGCGCTCCTCGTCGCCTTCAACAAAGCGCGGCCAGGCGCAGACTATACCACACCATCCGGGTCCTGAGGAAGCCGGGACAGCGAACAGTCCGACGTCGTCCGCTCCAGCGCCGCCACACGCTGAAAGATCTCACCATGATCCATACGCGCCGACAAGGCGAGACTGTCAAGCTTCCGCCCGAACTCCGCATCCGTCTCACGACGCACACGGGACTCCGCCGCCAACGCATCCAGCACCAGGTCAACCCGGCCCTGCACCGCCGTCAGATCATCACGCAGATTCGTCCCGTGACTGTTCGTCGTCTGCTCCGCAGCCTGCTCCGCAGCAACCTTGATGGCGGCGATCGCCTTAGCCTGCTCCTCCCGCTCAGAGCGGGAACGAGACCGGCCGATCATGACACCGGACACCATCGCGGTCACCGCCGTGACAAGGGCTGCGGCCGCGTTGATCATCTCGGCGTCCCACCACCAAGGAGCCAACAGATGCCCTTACTGGGCCTCGCCAACCGGAGTGGCAGGAGCCTTGTAGACGCCGCCCGTGTGGAGGAACGCCACCACGCCGGTCAGGACACCGATCACCGCGGTAACAGCGTCGGCGACGTGGGACACATCCTCGGGGGTGAACAGGTTCGTGGCCAGGCCACCCGCCAGCAGGGCGCTGGCGAGCCCGTAGAACGCCTTACGGCGCTCCGGGGTAAGCCAACCAGCCAGGGTAGTACGGTCAGTGGTCAGGGCAAGACGCTTACTCACAACTCTCACATCCTTACAGTAGTATCGGAACCCGACAACTGTCAGGCCGCCTTCTTGGAGGACTCCTCAACAGCCTTCTTGACGGCAGCAAGATCGACGCTCATCCCGTTCACGATCTTCTCAATGTCATCCAGCCGGTTGTACGCCGACTTCTTGCCACCCTCCTGCAGAAGCGCCTCAACACGCTTCACAGCCGCCTGCGTCTCAACGAGCCGCAGATAGAGATCCCCCGCATACTTCACTCCAGCCTTCCCCGGGGTGACAGCATCAGCGATAGTCTTCAGGTAGTCAACAGCAGCAGGCATAGTAAGCCAGTCCTCATCAGTAGAAGTGTTGTTGGCGAGCCCGAGAACATCGGGCCGGTAGCAGACATTCAGGTCCAGGTCGTTGTCCCAGCCGGGAGCGCGTCCCTCGCCGGTGTACTGCCACGCCAACGTCCACCAGCCGTGGCTGAACGGCGCGTACGGGCAGTCCGGGGTAGCCGGCACCTGAGGCGCCGAAGACGGGTAGCCGGCGGCCCACAACCAGTAGTCGCCCGACAGTCCCTCCCAGTCCCCGTTCTCGGCGACCGACGCGGGCATGTAGATGAACGGCTTGATGCCCGTCCGCCCGTGGACGGCGTCGAGGAACTGGCGGGCCCACGAGTAGTCGTAGTAGGCGCCGTCGTCCTCCCAGTCAAGGTACAGGAACGGACGCCGGTCAAGGTACGGCCGGATCGCGTTGACGAACGTGTCGACCTCCTCGCCCACGCCGTTGGCTGAGGGCCACGCGAAGTGGTAGAAGCCGAGGCGGGCACCCATCGCCAGCGTCTGGGAGGCGAAATCATCCTTGCACGGGTCCTCGTACCCGGACCCCTCAGACGCCTTCACAACCACGTAGGAGGCGCCCGTGGGGGCCAGCCGCATGCCGCGCTGGTGCATGGACACGTCAATGCCGAAAGCCCGCCCAGAAGCCTGTGGGGCGGCCTGGGCGCCGCCACCGGACAGGCCCCGGTAGCGCAGGCACGTAGACCAGGACGCCGACACAGTCAGCGGGTGAGACCCGTACCTCACCAGGCGGGACTCGCCACCACTGTCATCAGCAGCAGAACCATCACCACCGTCACTACCGTAAATGCTACCGGCCGAGTCAATCCACGCCTCCGCAACCAGAGGATTCCACGGGTCGAACGAATCATCCTCGTCACGGACAACCATCGCCACGTGGCCGCCCTCGCCGGTGGTGCGCAGCAGCAGGTCACCCACAGCGAAGCCCCCGTCCGGAGTGCTGCCCGTCCAGGAGTCGCCAATGTCCTCGAAGCCGCGCGCCTGCCCCTCCTGCCTGAGGGACTCCGTCCACGTCGAACGGGGGAACAGGGCGGGGCGCACCCCCTCACCGAGGCACTCATGGAACGCGATGTTGTAGGCGCCAGCCACGCCGGCGGAGCAGTCCATCTCCCCGGGGCCCTTGAGCCAGCCCTGCCAGTCCGACGCATCATAGGCGGACCACCGGTTCGGCTGACTGTAGCCCACGCCACCGTAGTCCCAGGTGCGGCACCAGTACCGCATCTCGGACGCGGCGTACTCGTTGACCGCGGTCACTCCTCAGCCCCGCTCTCCCCTGAGAGGGAGTCGATCCGCTCCTGGGCGATCGCAAGGTTCGCCGCAGCGGTCACAAGCTCCTCCTCCACCCGGGCCAGGCGCTCACGGTACGAGACGACCAGGCGCTGAAGGACCTCAACCTGGCGCCCCAGATCCTCACTGGTGGGCGTATCACTCATGTCATTAATCCTATCACTCGGTCGGCACGGGCGGCTCGTACAGCCACCGCAGGTCTCTGGGCTCCGTGCCCGTCTCTTCATCGTCCCAGGGGGCGGTCATACGGCTCGCAGCCTCCTCGACCGGAGGATGGTCGCGATCAAGGGTGCGCGTGTGCTCCGCCCGACGGACCGCCTTCACGAGCCACGACACCGTCGTCCCCGGCTCCCCGTGCACCGTGAAACGGCCCATGCTCACCCGGGTCGCCCAGGGAGACCCTGGACCGGAGCAGAGCACCGCAAGAGGAAGGTCGGGCCGGTGCAATGCGTTGAAATAGTCCGGAAGCGCCACCTCCACGGCCCCGTCCTCCCCGACCGTCGCCGTGTCCCAGTACTCGACGCCCGGCCACGGCGACTCCGTGCACGAGTGAAGCAGCATCTTGCCGTACGGGTCCAGCGGGTGCTCAATAATGAACGTCTTGTTGTTCGCCCCGAACCGGGCATGCACCCACGTGTTAGCGGACATGTGAATATAGTTGCCAGCATCGTTCGCGTTCTGAGACACAACAACGCGACTGTCATGGGACCTGATGTCTATCGTCTGGGAGCCGTTATCCGTGCGCGCCTGCACGAAGCACTGTTCATCCCATGACATTCTGATGTTATGGCTGTTCGCCCGCAGCCCGAACACCCCGGACGAGTACTCCGCGGTACGAATAAAGAACTCCTTCTGCCCGCACCACAGGACGCTTTTGCCGGCGGCGCCCAACCAGGCGCCCTCCGTGTCCACGTACATCCAGTTGCTGTTTGAGTCTATGTAGATCCCGTTGCCAGACAAGGCGAGATACGGCGGGTCTACGTCGGCCCGCAGAGAAGGAGCCTGGATCTCGATGCGGGGAACGCCGCCTCTGTTCTCCAAGATTGTGATGTTCCCTGACTTCGGGTACGGATTGTTCGTCCGCTGGAACTCGATGCCGACGCCAACCTTGCGGCCGTTGCCGCCAATGTCGGTACCAGTGTCATTCGCGTAGAGATCGACGAACCTCGCCCACGACCACGAGTCATTGATGCCGACCTGCCCGTCGATCCAGATCGTCCCATCATTGTTGATGGACAGCGTGTTGCGGTCATTCTTGTCCCACACGTACATGCCGTCCGAGGAGATCGCGATACGCGGGTACTGGCCGTACTTCTTCGTCTGGAACAGGGCGCCAGTGATCACCATGCCGTCGATCGCCCCGGCCCTCACCTCATCAGCAATCACATGGTGGGCCTCGATCATGCCGGCCTTCAGCTTCCCGAACTCGCCCTCCTTCGCGGTGATGATCCTCGTCCAGATCTTCTGGATGATCGCCTCGTTGATGAACGCTGTCCCCGTGACCGTCAGCTGGTCCGTGCTGATGTTGATGAACCTCTGGATGCCCTTCGCGGCGTCCACTGCGGCCTTGACGTCACCGGTCGCCTGGGACTCGTCCTCCGTCCACTCCCACCCGTAGCGGCCGTGAACAACCTTCGAGTCCGGGGCAGTCTTGTTCATGCCGGGGTTCGTGCGCTCACCCGGCGGCATCCCTGGCCCGGGCCAGGGAATATACTCGGTAGCCTTCCCCCCCATGTCAGGACGCCCTGATAATGAAGTTCAACACAATATACGGGGGCATGTTGTTGTGAGGGTTACCCACCCCCGTCGGGGCCGCCCGAAGATTCGGCGTACCGCCGCCCGTGAAGTTCGTGACCGTCGTCCACCCGGACCCGGCGCCAAGGTTCGTCTTCTCCAGGCCGCCCTTGAACGAGATATTCACGCCCTCGAGGATGTGAGTGTGGGAGGGCATCTCATCTATGCGCAGAGTATGCCGCTCCTCACCACCCTTGGAACCCATCTGACCAAACGTCATATGGTTGTCCGACACCCCGACAGGGACGCGCGTACGCAGGTCCGGGACACTGAAGTGCTGAGCGTCCGCGGCGCCGTACAGTGTGCCAATCGCCTCGAACAGGTCAGGGTACGCCCCCCTGTCCAGGGACTGCCCCTTGCACAGCAGCCACCCTGCCGGCGTCGCCAAGCCGGCGTAAGGCATCAGCGCCCCAACAGGCACCTTGCCGCTGCTACTCTCAGCGAGGTTGGTCGCGTTCACGATCCCCGCCTCAATCGTATTCAGGTGGACGGCCATGATCGGCGAGTCACCGGCAGGATAGTCCTGCCAGTTCGCCCTCGCCCGCTGGTAAGGCACTGCTACTCCTCCTTGTTCCCACGCTTCGTACACCGGAAGATACGACCATCCGGAGACACCCAGAGACTCTTCCCCACGACGCCACGAGACGGCGGCCACACACTGTCAATGATATCCCCAGACCGGCCCATCTTCGCGAACATGTCCAGGATCTCCTTACGGGTAGCCTTCGACAGGGCATCCCCCTTCTTCAGGGCCTCCTCAACAGACTTGTTGATCACATCCGGGTCCACCGCAGCAGTCAGGGTGATCGACTCACTAGCCCCCCACCCGGACTCATTCCCCGTACGATCCACCGCATACAAGGCAACCGACAGGGCCTCGTTCAGAGGCAGGCCCGCCAGGATGCACTGGCCGCCCCGCACCAGGGAGCCGCGCACCACCAGGGCCCCGTCAGCAGGCGCCTTCACACCCACGTTCAGGTAGGACAGGTCCGCAGGCATACCCCCACCGTCAGCGGACTTCCCGTCCCACATCACCACGAGAACACCCTGACGCTGCGCCAGCGACGGCTTCGACGGCCTCGGCGGCGGAGTCACGTCCGTCGGCATGAGCACATCCAGGGCCTGCGACCACTCAGACACGACACCATCCGCAGACACGGCCTGCACCTGGAACCGGTACAGGACACCCGGGTCCAGGTTCGGGAAGTCACAGCTGTTCGGCCCCACCACCTGCAACGGCAGGGCCGCGCGCCGCGTCGCCCCATCCGTACCAGTCACCTCGTGGGAGCAGGCGACACGGTACTCGCGCACATCAATCGCCACACCGCGCTTGTCCACCGTCACCGCAGCCCACGTCAGGCGCACAGCACCGTAGTAGCCGCCGCCCGACTCGGTCGGGACGAGCACGCCGGAGCCGACCACACCCAAAGGCTTGGCAGGCACGCGCCTGTCAGCCGGCTTGGACGGCCGCACCCCGGACCCCGACGTCGCAGCCAGGCCAGCGATACCCTTCGTCTTCTTCGCCAGCCTGGACAGGTAGTCCTCCAGGACCGTCCCGAACGTCGTGTGCCCACTGATCCCAGACGAGTTCAGGGTCACAGACACCTGCATCACACGGAGCCGCTCCAAGCCGCTGGAGCGCTCCACACGCATCCAGTCACCGACCTGGTAGTCCACCCACGGCAGCAGCACACCATCCACGCCGAGGTCCCAGTCCCGCTTCACCTCCTGCTCAGGGTGAGCGCCACTGACGAGCGTCTTCTGGGCGATGATCCGGGCAGTCGCCTCCTTCTCCACGCCGCCCGCAGACACGACCTTCTCCGTGCGCCTCAGACCCGCCGGCGCCTCACTGTTATGGAACCGCCACCTGTGCGTGCCCTCACCATCCACGAGGACGTCAGTGCACATCTCCTGCCACGTCACAGCCTCCTCCGCCGAGGAGGAGCCGTTGAACAGCCGCCACACCCTGTAGTTCGAGGCCGCCATCACCGTGTCATTGTTGAACAGGGACAGCGTGCGGCCGTCCCACCGGTAGTCCATGATCCCCAGGTCGTACAAGGACTTCACCAGAGACAGCAGATCAATCGTCGGATCGTAGGCGATCGTCATGATCGACTTCCACTTCGCCCCGGCGGCGTCCGCAGACGAAGAACCCCGCAGGGTCAGGGCCTTCCCCCAGCCCCGGGCCACCGCGGCGTCCCACACTGTCCTGACGATCGTCCCGGAGTTCACGGACAGGAAGTTCCACTTCCCATCCGCGTCCTGGGCGCTCTTCGGAGGATCCCACACCAGGGCCCCCTGAAGATGGTGGCTGATGTGCACACACTCCGCGCGCCTCGACTCGGTTCCGTCAGCCAGGAGGTTACGCTCCACCTTCGTCGTGATGAACCTGGCGCCGGGCGGCTCAACCCAGGAGGCCCCGTTGTCGGGCGTGTACTCGACAGCAAGCTCGATCTCCCCGTCGAGCAGGTCGCCCCGCACACCCCCGGCCACCGGGTAGGACACGGTCAGTGTCGGCTCCTCGTTCAAGGGCGACGTGAGCGTCATCTCAAGGACGTCCGGCATAGGGCCGACACGGCCACCGTCCGGCCAGTAGGCAACCAGCCGCAGCCCGAAACCCGAGGCAGTGGCCACTGTCAGTAGCACCTCCCCGCACGGATCCGGATCGCGGACCCGCCAGAGGCGGTCACCTTGAACGTGCCGCTGCTGTCGGGGGTGATCGCCCACCCGTACGGTGGGATCGATAGGGACCCGGACCAGTCCTTCCCGGTCGTACCGAAATCAGTGTTCGTGAATGTTGCCGTATAGGCGGACGTGTCGATCACCAGGTGCGAGTAGCCTGCCTGCACCGTCCCGTTCCACGACACGGTGCCGCCGGAGGCTACGTCCTGGACCGTGATCACGCCGGTCGGGGACGTCACGTCGATCAGGGCGCCCGTCACCGGGAGAGGAGACCCCTTCAGGGCGGACAGGTCCGAGGCGGCCATCGTTGCCGGCTGCTCGTCACGCCACACGCCCTCAACACCCTCGAACACCAAGGACGCTTCCAGCATGTTCTCATGGTAGTAGAAGGTAGGCTCCACGCTGCCGGTCAGGCGCACCAGGGCCTGCCTCCCCACACCCCCCGGGGGACGGTGCTGCATCATCACAGGGGCGCCGACACGGCCCGTACGCCCCATGAGCGCATGCCAGTTCCTGTCCAGGCCGCAGCGCCCCTGCCCCCCGTCCTGCACCACGACCTTCACGGTCACCTGGAACGGGTCAACAGTCCTTGTCGGCAGAGGCAGCACGCCCGACCGGTACGGGACCGTCACCGACGGGGCCCTGGCCGCCGACACCGTCGGCAGCAGCGTCTCAGACGTCACGAACCAGCGTCCCGCCGGGTCATCCAGGGGGACGCCACCAATGTAGTACTCCGACGCCACTACTGTCACCTCAGGTAGGGGCGCGCCCGCACCTTAACCCCTACACCAGAGAACCCGATATTCCCGTCACCGCCGGGCAAAAGCATCCACTCATCCTCCAGCACGAGGCCCGCGCTAGCATCGACGCCGTCACGGAAGTCGAACGGCTTGGCTGAAAGGAACGCGAGCCTCCTGGCCGTGTCGATGTTCAGGTTCGCGTACCCGCGCGGGTCACCGAACCAGTAGAGGTAGCGTCCGCTCCCCCAGTCACCCAGGGACACGCCGGACTTGAATGTGGTGAAGCAGATGAGCGCCTCCGTGATCGGCCTGGTCGAGCCAGCGAACTTGCCGGCCCCAGCCTCCTCGGTCTTAGCGGCCGACGCACGCATCCCGTAGTCATCCACAGTGAAGCCCGTCAGGACGAGCGTCTTCCCGGAGCCGTCCGGGCCGAGAACCCGGACGCTGTCAAGGTGGGCGGGAGCATCCACGGCCTCCGCACCCACCTTCGTGCCGAGGGTGACGCCGGCCCGCATCGGTGACAGGAACCTCTGAAGCCGCCACCACGCCTCGTCACTCTCCCCGACACCACCGTCCACGGCAAGAATGGTCCTCTGCTCCGGGGGCGAGTAGTCCCAGGGGGAGGTGACAATCGTGGACTGCTTCCCGGGCAGCAGCTGCGGCAGGTACTCGCCGACACTGGTTGCCGCCTGATACATCTCAGAGATGACGGCCCAGCCCGGCGCCCCCTCGTCGAGGGTCTTCCCGTTGAACGTGTACGCAGCCATTACGGCTCCTCTCTCACAGGGCCGCGGCCAGGCGGATGCCGGACGCCACCTTGTCTCGAATACTTGAGTCGGACTCCTGCACAGGATTGTACTGGTTGATCGTCACAGACGCCCCGCTCTTCGCGAACCCGCCACCATCCACCTCATGGTTCACGGTCATGTCACCGATACGGCCCGTCAAGCCACGCAGAGACGCCTTCACGGACGGCTCCTCCTCCTCAATACCTGTCACCAGGCCCTTGATCAGAAGGCGCCCCGCCGGCCGCAGAATACGCCGGTCCACAGGGGCCGGCCCCTTCCAACGGGGCAGCATCCTCGTCAAACCACCCAGAGTAGAACTCACCCGCCCGAACATGCCGCGGATACCGTTGATGAACCCGCTGATCAGGTTACGGCCGGCCTGGATCAGCCACTGGCCGGCGTTGGAGAAGAACCGCCTAACCATGTCCGGGAAGTTCCTGATCAGGTTGATCGCACCAGTCACACCCATCCGGATGGCGTTCAGAGTGAACGTCCACCCGGTGCGGGCGATCGACGCAACAACCTGCCACAGCGTCGTCATGATCGTCCACACTATCGTGCTTAACCACTGGAACAGGCCAACCACAATATGGACGCCACCACTGATGATCCCGGAGATGAGCGACCACACGCCGGAGGTGATGTTCTGGATGCCCTCCCACACCTCGGACCAGTCGCCGTGAAGAATACCGAGGAACACCTGCAAGTTGCCCTGGATGATCTGGAGGGCGCCGGTCACGATGCCCTTGATGATCTCCCAGACACCAATCACGATGTCCTTCATGCCGTTCCACAGGCCGTTCCAGATAGGCTCCAGCCACTCGATCATCGCGTCGATCGACTGGAACATCGGTAGACCGAACTCCTGCCAGAACTGGCTGATCGCTTCCCAGCAGCCGGAGAACGCGGGCACGAGCTCGTTGTTTACCCAGTCAGTCACGGCGGTCACGGCCTCCCCGATGGCGTTCCTGACCTGCCCCCAGTGGCGGGTGACCGCGTCACGGAATATCTCACTGTTCGTCCACAGCAGCACGAACACGGCCACGAGAGCCATGATGGCGGCAACCACGAGAGCGGCCGGCCCAATGACACCCAGCAGGGCCGGCCCGAGCCCCTCGACACTCGTTAGGATCGGCACCAGGGTCGAGGCCAGGGACAGCAGGCCCGGCAGCATCCCCAGGACCGCATGGAAACCGAGGAACGCGACCACCAGACCTGTCACAAGACCGGGAGACTCCGTAAGCTTGTTGATAAGCGGGATCAGGAAATCATCAATCAGCTTCGTGATGAACGGGGAAAGCTTCTCAATAGCGGCCACCAGCCAGTCACCCAGAGCAGTAGCCAAGGGAGCGAGCGCCTCCAGCAGGCGCGACACCGGCGGCCCAAGCTTCTCAAACGCCTTCGCCAGAACCTTCCCCACCGTGCCAGCCAGGGCCCCACCCAGCGTCAGGATCGACCCCAGCAACTGGCCCACCTGCGGGGCAGCCCCCTGCAACGACGTCAGCCCCTTGTTCAGGCCGGCGAAGAAGTTCGCGACACCGGTCCCGAACTCGCGGCTCCCAAGCACCTTCGCCAGGAACTGCCAGGCGTTCCCCGCGGCGATCGCCCCGTCAACCATGGACTTCCTCAGCGTCCACGAGAAGGCGACAACGTCATCACTAGACCTCCGTAGGGCCTCGGTCAGGGCGTTCATGCCGCCGGCGGCGCCCGCGAAGATGTTCGCCAGGATCGTCTGACCCTTGATGCTGTTGAGGGCCTTCGCGAACCCGTTGATGCTCTTCTCGGCCCGCTCGATCGTGTACCCGCCCTTGTCGGCGGCCCTGAACACGCCGGCGATCGCGGACCCGAGGTCACGCATGATGCGGCCGGCACGGCGGGCAGCCTCCGCACCCCGGGAGATCGCGGCCTCGATACTGCCGTCCCCGGCCGCCCGGTGCGCCCAGGCGGCGAACTTGTCACCCAGGTCGGAGAACCAGTCCGCCAGGCGAGGCAGGTACCTGGAGCCGACCTCGCCGATCGTCACCAGGCCCTCAGCGAACGACCCGAACCCGCGTGTGGCCCTCCTGGCGCCCTCGGCCGTGTTCACCAGGGACGCCTCCAGCTGCGGCAGGTGCCCGTGAACCGCGTTCGCGACTGCGGCGGTCCACTGCCCCTGCGCCCTAGCCAGTTCAGCCAACTGGGTGTTCAGGATCGGCATCGCATCGGAGGCGAGCGAACGGATCGCGCCCTCGGCCTCAGACCAGAACGCGGCGGAGAAGTTCTTCCGCACCTCCTTGAACGCGTCACCCACGTCCTCCAGGTGATCCTTCGCGTCCTTCAAGGAAAGAATCAGGGTGGCGGCCCCGGTCGCCATCCCCATGAAGATACCCGGCAGGGCCAGGCCCGCCGGGACGATACCGGCCAGGACACGCAGCAGCGCCCCCAGGGTCCCCACCAGGGCCGTTACGGCGGG